TAAAACAACCATAACCTCCCACCCCCCAATAAAAAAAAATTCACGACAGTAAGCCAGTAAAAAAGCATACAATAATCCTTATCAAGAGGAGTAAACAACTGTTGAATCGCGTCCATAGTATGAATATAGTGAGTTATAATATATAAAAACAAAAAAAGGTATTCAACTAGTGTCTAAATCATTTCAATGGAACGAACCGAATCAGTAAAACCTCATTCAATACCATCTATTAATTATACACCATTTCTTGGAAGGGAAACGATCTATAGTAATATACGCGAGTTCCTGTCATCATTTCAAAAAAACAAAACCGACCTTACATTCAAGCGCGGAATATATATCTATGGCGCACCTGGTTCTGGAAAAACGGAGTTCGTAATCAGATTATTGAAAGAATTAAACTATGATATGGTGAAATATGACGCAGGGGATATACGGAATAAATCGATTATTGATTCGATAACACAGCACAATATCTCCGACAAAAATATTATGTCAATCTTTCAGCGCAAGGTCCAGAAAATCGTGGTGGTTATGGATGAACTTGATGGAATGAATAATGGCGACAAGGGCGGAATAACGTCATTGATCAAGTTGATTCGCCCTAAAAAAACGAAGAAACAGAAACAGGAAGAAATAACGATGAATCCCATTATTTGTATTGGAAATTATCATATCGACAAGAAAATCAAAGAGCTTATGAAGGTTTGTTATGTATACGAGTTGAAAACCCCAACGCCCCTTCAAATAACACAAATCATAGATATAACAATGGGCGCAAATATCGATTTCGGTATGCGAAAAAATATCGTCGCATTTGTCCAAGGCAATCTGCGTAAGCTAGGGGCCGTAGCGGAGATGAGTCGAACGTCCAATTCCATTCTCGCAAATAACATACTTCACGCAATATTTCAACCGAAAACATATAATGAAGATATCAAGAAAATAACCGAAAAATTACTGAATACTGAATATTCAATGTCGGAACATAATATTCTCATCAATGAGACGGACCGAACCACGATTGGATTATTATGGCACGAAAATGTTATTGATGTATTAGAAAAAATGCCAATCAACATTTCTGCACCATTTTATAAGCTCGTCTTGGATAATATCTGTCAGGCAGACTATTTCGACCGCATAACATTTCAGAATCAGATATGGCTTTTTAATGAACTATCTTCGCTTATTAAAACATTTTACAATCATCATTTGTATCACAAATCATTTCCTAAAAAAGCGCGATTTCACCCGACCGAGGTACGATTTACCAAAGTCCTTACAAAATATAGCACCGAGTACAATAATCAACTATTTATACAGAGCTTGTGTATGCAATTATCGATGGATCAGAAGGACTTATTTGCATTTTTCCTGACATTAAAAAAACAGTATTCCGAGGATGAAATACCGAAGATATTGGAAATGTATGAAATAACAAAATTAGATGTAAATCGCATTTACAGGTATTTAGATAAATATACAGAGAAAACGGACACGGGACCCAATCCGACCAGCGGTGGTGGCTGCTGCAGTGGAAGCAACCTAGATAATGAAATGGATTGGGGGGATATCGCCTAATAAAATGATGCGTTTGAATAAACCCAAAAAGATATAAGGATTATTTAGAAACATTTCAGTTACTTATTATGGGTGCGTCTATTTCATTGGATTCGAAGTATCGTATGATATTGGAGACAGAGGTGGAGTGTATTTCGGTCAATTCATCATCTACTGCGACTGGAGGAGGAAAAGGAGGTAAGCGTGAGAAGCGCGATAAGCGCGAGAACGACAGCGACCACAGCGAGAGCGACAGTGAACACAGCGGAGACGACGGCGACGACGGCGACGACAGTGAGAGCGACGCCAGTTCCAGTGGAAGTGAGAGCGACGGCGATAAAACCTACACTGTAAAACTAACACCTGAAATCATCAATTATATTCGTAGCTATATTCGCAAAAATCAGTTTTTGGACGAGTTTGACCTCATAACCGAAATTGAACTTGACAAATACAAACACGCACCGGGTACCGCAGTCGTGTTTAATTCCGACTCAATTGTATTTGCTCCAAACAACCAAGCTCTGGAAGCAGTCGGTAATTGGGAATATATTGAACCAGAGACTCCGATTGCATCATCCGCCACGAAATCAAAATCGAAAAATGGTGGTGGTGGTCGAGGTAGAGATAGTGGCAGTCGTCGGGACCGCGGACGTCATAACGACGACGACGACAACAACGATGATGATGACGAGGATGAACAATCCACCACGTATAAAACAAAAGACGACGACCTTCCTGTCAGCGAGATTGAATCTATTCTTACAGATAAGTTTAACGAGTATAATAAAACGCGCGAGTTTGTTATTCACGAATCAAAGAACAGTTTCTTAGTATTACTTATTAAGTCGGTCGAACTTGTAAGGGCTTAAATAGCACACCATCTTCTAGGGATTCTCAGCTGTATCGCGCGGAGGCTGCGGCAGCGGCAGCGGCAACGGTGCTTGATTTTGAAGTAAAAAAGCGTTTTTTGCCTGAAGTATGCGGTTTTCTTCCTTTAATTTCTCAACCTCCCCCTGTAATTGCTGAATAACCTGAACAACTTGCTCATTATTGAGCGCGATAGGTGGTTGTCCAGGTTGCTGTAAAATAATCTGTCCACCGCCACCGCCACCGCTACCTGCCGCTGCCGCTTGTTCCGCCATTTGACTTCGTTCCTTTTCCAATTGAATTGTTTGCGCAATAACATCTGGTTTCATATCCGGTCGCCCTGGCGCATAATTCTCCAGAAGTTTCTCAAGTTCCATCATATAAAATCTGCGAATGTTATGATCTTTGATAAAATCCATAACCTTCTTTGGCGAATCACGCACCACATCCGGGTTTGCATTGACCAACAATTTACGCTTATCAAATGTATTATGTTCGTGAGAAAAAACTAAAATAACCTTCATCGGATCCAATTGAACAAATGGAACCGTATAGTCCTTCAAGAATGCGCGTTCTTCAGCCAAACACGCGTCATCATTATATTGATGATGTTTCAAGAGTTTGCGTTTGAATGCAAATGTACCCGCCGTTGCGTGATTCGGACCATATGGACCAAATCGCTTCATTTGTCCAATATGCTTGAAATAAATATAGATTTCACTCGAACCAGCGCAAAGAGCATCAGGGTGTGTTATAAGCATATGTACCGCGTGTGAAACACGTTGTGGCGGATAATAGTCGTCATCATCCATATACACTAGAATCTCACCACGCGACTTTTCGTGTAGTAAGTTTCGCTTCTTTCCCAGTGTCATTTTTGTATCATATTTGAAATATTTAACACGCGGATGCGACGCAATCATATCTTCAACTGGATCAGTTCCGTCGTCGATGATGATCCATTCCATTCGGTCTTGAGGATAATCCTGGTTATTGAAACAACTAATCATTGCATTTATAAAGGGGCGTCGATTGAATGTTGGAGTGCATACGCTTACAAATGGATACGCCTTGAAGTATTCTGGTGTAGATTTTTCGGGAATGCCAATACACGGGAGGGCGGCAGCAATGCCCGACGATGACCTTTTATTCTTACCCATTATTATCGTATAAAGTAATATAATCGTTTATATGATAGAATATTTATGTCCTTTATTGCATCGTCTTCATCATCATCATCATCCTGTTCCACTCCAATTTTTCAGTGTAGTAAAGAAGTTCATAATTCCCTGCCAGTAATGCGTTAGATACAATACAAGCAACATCAGAATAACAATGGCAGCGACATTCAAGTCGAGATACTCAAATGCGTAAAACATAAGCGTGAGATTGAAGAAAAAGAAGATAATTGGGACATATTTCGCATAAAGTTCGCGATACTGGTCCCAATGAAAGAACGGATAAATAAATATCGTACCGATAAATTGTATTAATTGAACAATGAACGCCACAAAGGGAAGAATACCAAATCCAAATGCCGTAAAAATCGACCATAATGAACCTCCGATGAACTCCTTTCGGTTGTCGGTAGGATTTAAAATCATACCAATGACAGTGGTGAAAAACGGTCCACCCATCAGAATAAACGCGCCTAATAAAATAACAACAAATGGAATGAGTAGGATAAGTAGAGGCGAAACCACTGGATACAACTCTTTCGGTATATTCTGCGAGATTTTGGTTATGTATCCGAATATGGTCAATAGCATTGCACGGTCGGATGAAAACGAAAAGATGAATGCGTTATTAATCCATTGCTTGAAACGCGCCTTAATAAACTCCCAGTGTAGGAGGTTTACTTGTGTTATGCCCTCGTCTACGCTATCTTTCACCATATCTACATCTTCCTTCGTCAGGCAGAACCATTTGAATACATACGTGTCAAGAAGAATCGCGGCTTTCAGGTATATTTTCTTCGGTGTTTCAAGTTTGGGGTCATCGGCAATTCCGCCGAATTTATCCTGGCAGTCGTCCGTGGTTTCACACGAGGTATACTCGTTCGTATAACAATACGGCCATTCGTGTCGATCAGTCGGAAATAGTTTCTCAAGATTCAAGCTATTATTGCGAATACTTTCTGGAGTACAGTAAAAAAGAATATTAACACAAATAATAGAAATAATGAGCGTTTCAATAAAGAGTGTAAGAACACTTAATCCAAACTCTTTCAGTGCATTAAGATCGAATAATGATTTTGGAGATGCTTTGATTTTGGGTGTATCGGCGGAGGAATCTTCGTCTTTTTTGTCTTTTTCGTCCTTTTCGGCGTCGTCATCGCCGCCAAAGAATCCACCCACTTTGCTAAAAGTACCACCGGACTCTTCTTCTTCTTCTTCTTCTTCTCCTGCGTCTTCATTCTTGTCATCTTCATTGTCGTCGGCCATTCTATACGGGTTATGCGAGTTATATATACGAGAGAATATTATTGAGGGGTATTACCGCGCATACATTAAACCGCAATTCCCTGATATAAACGTGAGTACATTATACCGTTCTTCAAGGATATGTAAATCATAATTATACAGATAAATATTCACATTTGGCTTATTTATACCGATAACCTCTCCCGTATTCGGATTACAAATAACTTTTACTTCGGCCGTATTATCCAATGGAGGATAGATTGTCGCTATTTCTAGTTCAATTTGATTAAACTTACTCATATTAATTGCCCCGCTAGGTTGAAGTTCGAGAGGGTCGGAGTTCAAGCAGAAATTATAGCAGTAAATACCGGGTTTCGCACTTCCGCGCGTCCGTGTGTATTTCTCGACATAATTATAGACGCCGGCATCAAGCAAATTCTCTCGGTATTTCCCATTCAGAGAGATTCCCAACATTTGTAAAATGTCGCGCTCATTTTCCGATTGAAAATCTCCCGTTATGTGAAGACCGGTCATACGTTTATCGCTGGGATTAATACCCGGCCCGATTCCATTCTTCGGTCCATTTTTGTCATAATAATACCGGTCATTATTGAAGTTGAAAACGGGGTGTTCGCGCCACGCAGTCGTTTGAAGATCACTTGCAGTAGAGACGTTTTCAGTAAAGTTGTTGTTGCATCGCCAGTCATCGTCAATCGGCGCGGGTATGATGTCATACGGTAAATAATTATAGGGCCAATTCGTATAATTGCTCCATTCATTCCGAAGGTTGACGTCGCTCCGCTGGAAGAACAATGCCCACGAAGAGACCATTCCCATCGAATTCTCTATTTTGAGCTTTTTATTCCCCGTTACATCATGAAATGTCCAATCATAGTATGACTTAATCAGGTACTTTTGCTGGTTCGCTGCAAAGACTTTTGATTCATCATCCGAGAGAAAACAGTATGTCGCCATCAAATGAACATCTGCATTCCAGTCCGTGCGGATGCTTGGGTATGAGTTAAGCGAGAGATCAATACTGGGAGGTGGGTGTAAAAATCGCCACATTTGATGAAGGGGGTTTGTAAAGTCGGGTTGGACAACGGGCCAATAATTGCCAGGGTCGCCTACATCGCGAATAGTGAATAACTCCTTAACTGGTCGCAGCGTTACATCGATTTGAAGTTGGTTATATTGAAGACAAACAAGTGGAAACGCCATTTTGGACGACATTGTGAACCAAGAATTGATGGGGATATATATTTTGCGCCCACGTATTGAGGGTTCAGCACCCGCCACATTATTTGTACGATAAGCATTTGGGTACTGGTTGAGCCTTGCCCCCGAACAACCTGGATTATATAACTCGGGGACGTGTCCGGTCATTTGATTGTACAACTCGCGTTTGGTTGCATCAATATCGCGCTCTACGATGGCCAATAAATTGTTTCCAGTGAACTTCTGAAGCGTCATACCTCCCACTGAAATAACAATTTCCTTTACCATCTGTGTTCCGAGATTTTCAATCCATCGAAACTCATACGGGGCCCACATATCTTGTGCGGTAGCCGGTGGATGGATCGGACTCCATATTGACGGCAGAGTCACACATATGTATGTATCCATTAATAATTCTGCATATCTCGGTATATAAAATGTGAATTTGGATTCTTCCGTCATTCTTAGTTTTTTCTGACCGTCGAAATCAATTCTAAACTTTTGAAGACCGAAATTCGTATATTTAAGATACGTGCTCTTAAAAAACGACTTCTTTGGATTACCGTTTAAAATAACATTTTGATTGCCAGTAGCAATTAGGTTCAATAATCCACCGGTCATTTAGTATTCTCTTGATTGAACTTCTACTTGTATTAACTTTATATAAAAATCTACGAATCGTAAATAAATCTACGAATCGTACTTACTTATAATACGACTCGTATATAAAACTACTCGTATTATAAAATATATATGATATATAATTAGAATGAAAGAATATCGGGTGGAAATTTTATTTATAGGTATTATTATTCTTAGTTTCGCGATATGGAAGATATCCGAAATGATTAAAATGCGGTGCTATCAAACCCGCGAAAAAATAAGGGAGGGGTTTAATGCCGCGAAAAAAACCGAGACACCTCCTCCTCCTCTTGCGCTAAGTATGGACACAATGGCTGTTAACATTTTATCACGATATGGGGGTCATATTCAAGCAAACAAGAATACGGTTCCACTTTCTACCGAGGGTTTCACAGTAAATACGAGTGAGGATGAAATGACCATTCATCAGCGTAAAAAGGTTGCAACATCATTGGATAAATACACGCCCACGCCCACGACCACGCCCACGCCCACGCCCACGCCCACGCCCGTAAAGGAAGGTATGGAGAATGCAGATGCAGACA